GCGTCTTCGCTGAACAGCACGATGAGTATCAACATTCAACGCGCAGCGGTGGAACGATGGGCGCCGGCCGGCACGGAATGGCGGAACCGTGACGGGCCGGGATTCAGCGAGGCGAAGTTTCCAAACGGCGGGAAGATCCGATTCCTTACCGCTGCCGCCGGTAGGGCCGCTATGCAGGGATTTAGTGCCGACCATTACTGGGCCGACGAAGAACACCCAAAAGACGTGGTCACAGAGGCCTATCAGCGGTTGACCCGGTCGCTATGGGAGGGCCGATCCGGATGGGCTCTGCATACGATGACTCCACTGTCCGGCTTCTCATACATGCATGAATACTTTATCGGAGACCCACCCGAAGACGGGTCTCACCTGGCGTGCTTCCTACACGGTGCTGACAATCCGCACATCGACCAAGAGAAGCGCGCGCGGTTGCTGCGGGGCGTCAATGAGGGCGAACGGGCCGCGCGGGACCGTGGAGAGTTTACCCAGTTGGAGGGGCGGGTCTTCACCGAGTGGAGTCGTTCAGCGCACGTGGTACCGTCGCGAGAAGTCGAGGCGGACTACTTCGTGGCGGGCTGTGATTTCGGTACTCGCGCGCCAATGGCATATTTGCTCTGCGCGGTGACCGGGGACGATACGCTCGAAGTCATCGCGGAGCACTACCAAGAACAGTGGACCATCACCCAGCACGCAAGGGCGATCCAAAAACTGCTTGCAGGGAGGGAAGTCTTTTGGACGGTGGCGGACCCTGAAGACCGGGGTGCGCGGTTGAGTCTCGCCAGAGAGCACGGGATACCGACAGTGGCGGCGAAGAAGGCGCCGGGAAGTATTCGGAGCGGGATCAACGCTATCAGTGAGCGGTTGGCCATCAACCCGATCAGCGGCCGTCCGGCGCTCGTGGTCCATGAATGCTGTACGAACTTGATCCGAGAGATGGAAGGCTATTGCTGGGCACCGTCCAAGGGTGCAGAGGTCAAAGACGCACCGGCCCCAAGACAATCAGACCACGCCATCGATGCGCTTCGGTACATCTGTTCAAAGCTTGCGCGGTCGACGTTTGCGATCGGGTGATCGTCTTGGGTGATCGTACGACGTACAGCGAATAGCGGATTTATTTTGCATTGATTGATAAATAGTTCTTGCGTTTATAGCTGAGGCCTATATACTAAGAACATACAAGGAAGGAACGAAATGAAAGCCAGCGATTACAAGATGACACGCAAGACAGCAGAAACAATACTCCGCGCGCTTGGTCCCGATGGACGGAAAGCTGCAACACTGAAAAAGGCAATGGTGCGATTCGCAGACGGTACGCGACGCGAGCGTTTCACCATGACGATCGACGGAATTAAGATCACAAGCGCGGCCGACTGGAAAGCATACAACACAAGCAACGGCTTCACTCGTCTATGCGTCGCAGCGCTTCACGCCTAACCAACAACCGGCTTCGGAAACGGAGCCACGGATAAGCCGCCCACCGGCGGTTTTTTTGTGCCTGCATCTCGAAACTAAAGAAAGTAAAATTGCTTAAGATTCTAAAATGCGCTAACCTCGAACCGTGGCAAAGTCTGAACTGGCAATTCGAGACGGTTGGTTCCCGCGCATTCTGCGTGCGCTTCGTCTCGTGCAAGTCGAGCCGGATGGCAGCACGACCCACGTGGCTGGGTCTGACTTCATCGGAGACGACCCAGGGAGCCGGACGTATTCCGCAATCAACTCCATGGCAGCGATGGCGCGCTTTCCGTGGGTCCGGGCATGCGTGGAGGCTGTATCCAGTGACCTGACCAAGGTACCCCAGCGCATCATCAAGGGACGCGGCAAAGACGCGGAGACCATCGAGGATCACCCGTTCTTTGAGTTGATGGAACGCCCGAACAGTCGGACGCCTGGGATCTTGTTTGCCCGTCAACTGATCGTCGATATGCTGTTGACCGGTGACGCGTTCGCGCTTGTAGCCGGTGAGGGTGAACCGCGAGCGCTTATTCGATTGCATCCAGAGCGCGTCAAGATCGTTCCGAACGACGACGGACAGATCAAAGAGTACGAGTATAACGGAGCCGGGGCGGTCGTTCGCTACGGGTACGAACAGGTGCTCCACTTCCGATCCCCGTCATGGCAGAGCAACCCGTCGATGCTCTACGGTAGCGGCGCCATCGAAAGTCTACACAACGACCTAACGACTGATCTCGCGGCGTCTGAACTCGCAGCCAAGAGCGCACAAACGGGACTGCCCACGGGGATCATCAGCCCTGCGGAGTCCGGCGACATCTGGACCCGGCCGCAAATTACACAGCTTCGGGAAGGTTTTGAGCGCCAGTTGAAAGCCAAGTCGGGGACCGTCATCCTTGGCGCCGGTGTTGAATACAAGCAACTGAGCCATTCCCTGAGAGACCTCGAGTACCAAAAAACGCGCGAGATGGCCAAGGAAGCCGTGATGGCCGCGATCGGCGTGGTCCCCGTGCGCGTCGGTGTGGAGTCGGCCAACTATGCGAGCAGCCGCCAACAAATGCGCTTGTACTGGGAACAGCTACAATCCAGAGCGGCGCTCATGGATTCAGAGTACACGCGGCTTCTTCGTATGTTCCCAGACAGCGAAGGTCTTCGAATAGTCTCGGACTTCTCCGAAGTAGACGCGCTACAGGAGAGCCGCACCGAGCGGGTCAACCGCGTTAACACGTGGTGGATGATGGGCGTAAGTCTTCAAGAGGCGGCGGCGCTGGAAGGCTTCGAGAACCTGAACGCGGACGAAACAACGGAAGCAGAACGCGACACCGATCCAGACGACATGGAAGAGCGCGCGGCGAGTCTGATCCGGTTGATGTTCGACCGTGACACGGTGACGCGCGGGCTGTCGGACCTATCGGCCACGGTTCAGGAAGGGCTCCGCAATAAGGCAGACGAACACAACGAAGACATGGAAGAGAAAGGGGAGCCGGAATGGCGACAGACGACCCCGGGCGTCTTGGCTCAAGTCTTCGAGCGTGGAGTCGGTGCGTACAATACCAACCCTGAAAGCGTTCGACCCGGTGTGACCAGTGCCGACCAATGGGCATACGCCCGCGTTAATTCGTTCTTGTACGCACTACGGAACGACCGATACCGAAGCGGCAAGCATGATACGGATCTATTGCCGGAAGAGCACCCGATGAGCACGGACGGAAAGTCAAAGGCTGTCGGAGATACCGACCCGACGAACTTCCCCGCCGATGGTGATGACAAGACAGTGAGCCTGTCCAATTCTCAATGGGACGTTTTCGATGTCGAGTTCGCCGAGATGATCAAGCTACGCTATCCTGCGATCTGGCGAGCGGGTGGCAACATCAAGGGGAACGAACAGTTTCGCAAGCTACGTCCGATCGCGCTCGGCGGTGGTAGCGTCGACGGTCGGAGCCAAGAAGAGGCCGTCCGGCTTAGGGAAGCCTGGGGCGCGCGTCATGCCGATGACTTCCGGTTGGCGGGTGTTGTCGCGCAGATGAAGTGGTTGGTTGTCGGTAGCCGTGGCGAGCGGTACATGAAGGATCTGATCATCGATGAGATGGACAAGATCGACAACGAGAAGGCCGCAAAGTGGATTAGCGGCGAGGTTCATACGGTCGACCTTGACACCGACTCGGGGCGCGAGATTGCGTGGCGGACGTTCATCGATAGAGTCCATACACCGCACGAGCGGCGGATAGGCGCGTCTATGCGTCGATACTTACGAGCCCAGGGCGCCCGCATTGCGAAGAACCTAAAGAAGGAACTTGGCGAGAAGGGCGTCACCAAGTCGCTCGACTCGGTAGTGCTGGATCGGGTGTTGGATGAGACCTTCGAGCGTGGCGAGATTATGCGGCTGTTCCGGCCGTTGTATCGTCAAGCGTTGGCGGACGCGTACCAGGAAGCATCGAAAAGCATCGATCAAACTTCGTTGTATGATCAGACAGAACTTGCACAGCAAGCGCTCTTTTCCGTGCGACAAATGGAGACAAGCATCCTGCAAACGACACGCGGATCGGTCGGTCGGTTGGTTGATGATCTGATTACCGAGGGTGCGACCTTGGCAGAGATGCAGACCAAGATCGTCCAGTCAACGTCGTTCAGTCCCAATCGAGCCATGACAATCGCCACGACTGAGACGACCCGACTTGCAAACCATGCAGCAAACGCAGCCTACAACCAGGCGGAAGAATCAGGAGTCAAGGTCGAAAAAATGTGGCTATCCGCACGCGACGAAGCCGTTCGAGAAGCACACCAAGACCTTGACGGAACGAAGGTTCCAAGCGCGGCACAGTTCAGCTATCAAGGCGCCACGGCGGACGCTCCGGGGCTGTTCGGTGTGGGGTCGCTCGACATCAATTGCCGATGCACAATGATCGGAAGGGTAGTGAAATGAAACACGTATTCAAGACAATGATCTGCAAGGCGGAAGCCAGCGACGATGGCACCATAACAGCGGTAGCCAGCACACCCGATCCAGACCGCATGGACGACGTGGTGGCCCCTTCGTGGAAGCTGGACGACTTCCGGCGCTCTCCGGTGATTATGCACGCTCATGATTATGAGGGGCCCGTGGTCGGAAAAGCGGTCGAGATCGATCTGGTCGGTGACACGCTCATGATGAGAGTCAAGTTCGACGAGCACGAATCGAACCCGCTCGGACAACGACTGGCGAACCAGTACCGCGAAGGCTTTATGTCCGCGTTTTCGGTGGGCTTCGCGCCCGGTAAAGTGACCCCACGGTCACAACTGCCGAAAGACCATCCAGCGTACAGCGAAAAAAGCGCGGGGTCGTACATGACAGAAAACAGCTTGCTTGAGGTCTCCGCCGTTGCGATTCCAGCAAACCCGCAAGCGCTCGCAGTACGTGCCAAGCGTTGGGGGCTTGAGCCCGAAGCGGTGAAGATGCCGCTACCCCCGGCAAGCATGGCACCGAAGGCCAAGCACATCATCAACGTGGAAGAAACAGAAGACACCTACACCATCACCTACGCGAAAGCCGAGCACGACATGGCACCGGAAGAGCCAGAGGCCGAAGGCTATGGCGGCTACGGTGACGACGACGAAGACGACGATCGCAAGCTTCGATCCGTGGTCCGTGACGAGTTGCTGTCACTGTTCGCAGACTCAACAGACGAGCAAGTGCAGGACGGGCTCGATGTATTTCTTAACGATTCAACCCCCGCTCCGGCGTCTGACGACTTCGGGGCACTTTTCACCCAGGGCGAGTAGCCCGCACCACACTGGAGACATCTCGTGGATATTCAAACGAAAGACGACGCGCTCCGCGTTTTGTCAGAAATTAAATCAGAGCAAAAGCGACTCGCGGAAGCAAACCGGGATCTCACTGAGAACCTGGAAACGAAAGCAGCCGATCTGAAAGCTGTACAGCAAAAGCTTGCCGAAGCAGCGGCGCCAAAAGTGCACACAGTCAGCGAAAAAGAGGCGACACTTCGTCAATTCGTCAAGCAAGACGGATCGCTCGATGTGGCTGGCATGGCAACCGACACCACCGACCGTGGTGAGTGGCACCAAGAGTTCAAGCAGTTGGTTGACGATCGCAACCTCGCCAAGTTGATGACCAAATCGGGATCGGTTCCCCATTTGGACGCCAAGCTTGAAGCACACATGAAAACCGCACCTGTGGACGTTCGAAAAGCATTCAGCGATGCCTCTGGCGTAGGTGCTGAGTGGATTCCTGATCTACTGCTTCCAACATTGGTCACCAAGCTCTACACACCGAAGGCGGTAGAAGCATTGTTCCCCACGCTGGCCATGCCTGCAAAAGAACTACGCATGCCGTTTTTGACCTACAAGGTGAAGCCATACCTTAAGAGCGGCGCCACCTACGGCACGATCACCGCTGAGGATGACACGACGAGCCAAGTAAGCATGACAGCTAAGAGTCTAGCGGCGCGGATCACAGTGGACGAGGATGCGTCGGTTGATTCGGTCGTTGCCGGTCTTGATTACGCACGCAACGCGCTTGCTGATGCCATCGCGTCTGCCGTTGAGGACGCAATTATCAACGGTGACACGGCGGGAACCCATATGGATGACATCTCAAACTGGAACCCGCGTTCTCGTTGGAATGCTACCGGTCTTGGCGGTTCAGATGATCACCGGTCGGCATGGCTCGGCCTTCGCGCTCAAGCGTTCGACGTTTCTGCAACCCGTGACGCTGCATCGGACACTGATCACTACAACGGCATCCTGACCACCCGCGCACTCATGGACGGCGCCCACGGCGTTGGCTCCAATATGGCGTTTATCTGCTCGCCTGAGTATTACCTGACCCACCTACTCGCAGTTGACGAAGTAGCTACGATCGACAAGATTGGGCCACAAGCGGCGGTGTTGACCGGTCAAGTAGCCAGCATCGCAGGGGCTCCAGTGATTGTCAGCGACTATGTCACATCAGACATGAATGCCAGCGGTGTCTTCGACAACGTGACCAAGACAAAAACCGGCTACATCCTGGTAAATCGCGACGCGTACATGATGGGCAACTACAAGCCCCTCACAATCGACGTCGATCGTGAAATCGTGAATGGTGCTATTGAAGTAGTCGCAACCCGTCGCACAATTTTTAAGTGCATGGAAGAGGCCAGCAAGTCCGTTGCATTCGCGTACAACATCTAAGAGGTAAACAATGCCGACCCTAAAATTCAAAGGTTTCAGCCATACAGCCACCTACAACGGTCCATCCGGATCTTGGAAGGCTGGCGATGAAAAGGAAGTAAGCAAAGCAGACGCAGATCGTCTACTGGAAGACTTCTCTGAATACTTCGAGCCCGTAGGGTCGGCAGTTGCCGCACCAAAGAAGACCCGCGCCGTGAAGTCACCGACTAAGCGGGGCGGGGCTTCTAAAGCCAAGAAGGCAGACAAATGAAGTACACAGCAACACAGCGGGGAACGTTCCCGACGGGCGTACACTGGACAGCGGGAGAGTCGCGCGATCTGGACCTTCCAGAGGGCGTAGAGCCTCCCGCGTGGCTGAAGAAGGGTAAGGCCACCAAGACCAAGAAAAAAGCGACTGAGGGCTAAACTGTGGCGATTATGACGGCAGCGGAGGCACGACTATATGTGCGAGGCATCACCGGCACGGGGGAAGACAGCAACCTGTCGACCCTGATTAGCCGTGCGGATGCTTTGTTCGCTGCCTACGTCGGACTCCCGCCAGCGACGGCCGGCGGTGTCGCTACACTTGAAGACACTACCCTCACGCTCTACCTCGACGGCCCAGGTGGTCAGGAGTTGAGGCTACCCTATGGGCCGATCCTTTCGGTCACTTCCGTACACGACAGCGACGATCGGGTCTATTCATCGGCCGATCTGGTAGCTGCCAGCGATTACGAAGTATACGGGGATGAGTTTCTAATCCGTTTGAAGGATGACAGCTCACATGGATTTTGGGGGAAAGAGCGACGCGCGATCAAAGTTGTATTCGTGGTCGGCTTCTCTACCATCCCTGAAGACATCAAGCACGCGGCAGGGCTTCAGGTTGCGCACTGGTTCCAAGGTCGGGACCACGTGGGACGGCGGAGCATCAGTCAAGGCGGCGGATCAATCACTGTTGAGAACCTGAGCCTACTACCTGAAGTCAAACAAGCGCTGGCGCCATATCGTCAAGCCGGCGCGCTCTGGGTTGGCTAATGGCTGACATGACGATCGAAGAGTTCCGCGAACGGCTGAAGAAAGCCATCAAAACAGGCGCGCTGTCGGATGCGATTGTTGAGACAGGCCACACGCTCGCGTTCATGATGGAACGACAGGCGAAGCATAGAGTAACCGGCGGCAACCCGTTAAACGTGCGCAGCGGCAAGCTTAGACAGTCCATTAAGCCGGTGGTGCGCGAGATTCGCGGCGGCGTTCGTGCTGGCGTTCAGGCCGGATCAAAGCGTGTGCCATATGCGGCGATTCACGAGACCGGGCAGACGCGAGACGGACAAGATCGGATCTACCCAAAGAATGCGCAATATCTCAGAATCCCGTTCCCAGGCGGACCCGCTACAACGCGCACCGGCCGCGATCGATTTCAACAAGAGTTGAAAGGCGGAACCGAATTTCAGTTTGTGAAGCTGAAAGGTGACAAGGCGATGTTGGTCAACCGGTTCACAATGGACCCGTGGTATCTTTTGGTTCGGTCGGTAGGCATTAAAAAGCGGCCATTCCTGGAGCCGTCACGAAATGACGCAGAAAAACGCATGCCGCGTTTGTTGGCGCTCAAAATACGCGAAGCGCTAAGGAGCGTAGACCTTGGCACTTGAACGGACCATACTAAACCAGATCAAAACGCAGATCGCGAACGTCAACGGGTCAGGCTCGTACACGGCGGATCTGTCTGGTACGGATCAGGTCGTTATCGGTGAAAGCTTCGCGCCGCACCGGCTCCCTTGCGCGTACATCTACCCTAACGGGGTGACCACGACCCAAGCCGCAGGGCGTACAGTGCTCACACGATACGATCGGACGATGAGCGTCCAGGTGGAAGCGTGGACCCCTGCAACGTCAAGCGCGCCGGGTACAGCGCTACTCGATGCGATGGATCTACAGGATGACATTATGCGAGCACTGGAAGCCGATCGGAGTCTTGGCGGGAACGTTCGAGACATAGAGATCAGTGCAAGCAGTTTCGACGGGCACGAATTAGATCGGCCTTCGCTGGGCCTTGCAATTCTTATACTCAGTATCGAATATACAGAAACGGCCGGGGGTTGATCGATGAGTTGGTATAGTTCAGACTTTAGCCATCGAGCGGCGATCTCTGTCGACAATCACGGAGGCTCGAACCCGTGCGATATTGAGGTCGTAATCCCTACCGACTGGCCTGAGTTTTGGGACGTGGTCCTGTCGTCAGGAAATGACGTGTACGTGACGCGCGACGATGGCATCAACACCGTGACCTTTAAGCTGGACAGCTGGAACTATACAGCCAAGACCGGCAATATTCACATCGACAATTTCCAAGCAGCGTCCACGGCTGCAGCGCTCACCCTTTGGGTGTACTGGGGGAACAGTAGCGCGAGCAGTGCTCAGTCATCCTTCACGGTGTCTTCACCGAAAACCGGCCACATCGAGACGCACACGCCTGGATCGGGGTCGTCTCCGGTTATCAGTTGCAGACCGGAAACACCGGGCGCCACGAACCCCCGCAGCGAGATCAGCAAGGCATCTACTGAGGACATTTTTGTATGGTGGGATCTGTCGAAGGTCTTGGCACGTCGGCGGGTGCCATATCAGAACCGGCGCCTATTGGAAGAAGTGCAGAACGTGCGGTACCTTGTACAACAGCAAGGTTCGACCGTGTCAGCCATGTCGGACAATACATCGATCCGGCAAGTCGGGAACTTCGTACGAACCACCATCAAGGGCGGGTCAAGCGGATCGAACGCTGTCGCAATTTTAACCGTCGTAACAGACGCGGGAAGGGTGCTCGACTTTCGATGTACCATCCGAGTCAACGACGTAACCGAGCCAACATAATCACCCACGGAGCAAGACATGGCATCGATTTACCACGGAAGAGGGGCCGCGATCGGCTTCGGAGCAGAGAGCGCTGGCAGTTACGGTACGGCCGTATCTCGCACAAACTGGCGACCATTGATTTCGTCCAGCTTGACGCGAACAATTGAGAAGGTCCCACGGCCGACGCTTCGAGTAGGTGGCGCGGGTGCCATGCGTAGATCGCATTACATACAGTCCGATAATGCAGGTGGAAGCTTCAGCATCGAGGCATCTTACCGGTCAATGGGGCTCTTGTGCAAGCATCTCATGGGAGCCGTATCGACTACAGGAACGAACCCTTACACCCACGTATACACGTTTGCAGACGACGTACCGGAAGGGCTCACCATCGAGAACAACCGGGGAACCGGAACCAGTGAAGTCTTCGAGGGTTGCCGTCTAAACTCCGGAACGTTTTCTGTCTCCGCCGGTGGTGTGATGACGTGCGAGTTCGATGTGATTGCAGAGACGTCATCCGCGCGCGGAAGTGCTGGGACGCCAACTTTCGAAGCAACAGACGCGCCGATTCTGCATAGTCAAGCCGGACAGCTAACCTTCGGCGGCGCTACTTATGATCTGATTGATATGACGTTGACGGTCAACAACGCGCTGGCAGTTCGGCAGCATCTCGGATCGTTGGTGACTGCAAAGCCGTTGCGCTCGGATTTCCAGAGCGTTGAATTGTCGTTGACTGTCGAGGTCGAAGACGCGCTGTACGCGGCGTTCATCGCCGACACCGAAAGTGATGCTCACATCACGTTCACCGATGGTACTCGCTCGTTCCGTGTCGACGTTCAAAACGCCTATCTGTCTACTGTGTCCGATCCGATTTCGGATGCCAACGTGGTACGCCAGAGCCTCACGCTGATCGGACAGTCGGACGGGACCGATGAGGGTCTGAAGCTTACAGTTGTCAACGGTGACAGCACCGGGATCGGTAACTAAAAAACGCTCAACAAAGGAAGGTGAAAAATGAGCATTTTACACGCAATCAAGAACGCATCGATCGATGAAGTGGAAGCGGCGGGCCTGTTTTGGCGGGTCCGTCGCATCTGCTCCGCAGACATGGCCAAGGCCGGGGTGGCATTTTTACAAGTCGCAACGCCACAAACAGAAGACGACCAGACCCCCGAAGAAGTCATGAAGCGAGTCAGCCCCAAGCAGGCGGGGGAAATGGCATCGCTCCAAGAGGCGACAGTGTGCGCGGGTACCATCGCGGTGGGTGACGGCGAGAAGTGGGACGATCTAAAGCTTGTGATTGACCAGAAGAGAGAAGATCCGGACAAGGGTATTCTTTGGGTCGGTGGCTTGCCGGCGGGTGTGGTTGATGTGCTGTTCACGCGCATCATGTCACTCTCAACTGACGGGGAGGAAGCAGCCGAAAGGCTGGCCAGCTTTCGACGTGGAGACGCTTCTGATCTTGGGCGAGCTGGGGAAGATGTTCGGAAGATTGCCCCATGAATTGCTTGAGTTGTCTCCTTATGAGTTGGGCCTGGCCCTTGAGGTATACCGACAGCGAGACGCCACAGCGGCGCAGATGATGGAACGGATGGGTGATTCGATGCCGGTGGTACCGGTGGTGGTTTTGAAGGGGTAGAGAATGGCGGGCAACACGATAAAATTCCTGATCGAGATGCGCGAC